AAAAATGATACCCTCAATCAAGATTGAAGTATTCATAAATTTTAGGTAAGTATTTCTCTAAATAAGTTTTATCTTTTCCAACAACTACCAATTGAGGTGTTTTGACAACTTCATAAATTACAAAGCTGTGCGGCATATGAAAGCTGTCAATAACAAATACCTCTTCACCTAAGTCATCCTTATACTTTTCTTTTAGTTTATCTACTAGGATATTACAATGCTTATCCCAAAGTGATATAAACAAAAGATTTATGGTATCCTTGTTCTTTTTTTGGTTTCTGAGAATTTTATTAAGATCGTTTTCCTTACTCAGAAAAGTTAGCTTAAACATACTAAGATCATTCGTTTGGAGTTTCTTGGAGCTTAACATCACCATCATCTCCTTCGATTACGGAGATTCCAGAGGCTTCTAACTCAGCTTTATTATCTTTTGCATATTGTTTTATAATCTGAGTTAACTTATCATTCATGGTTTCAACCCCTGTAAGGAAGATAGTCTTTAAAAAATCATCATCAGATATTTCTTGAGGTTTTACAATCTTAGAAAAGTTTTTGAATGCAAGGGATTGATCCTTGTCCAAATTAATAATCAGTCTCATGTTATTACCATCTCTTCGGCTTTGGTGCCGTATTTTCCATCTTGAAAAATCAAAATTGGAGTTTTGGGTTTCATTTATTTTTGCATCAGTGGACATTTCACTGTCGCTAACACTACTATTATAGTTCAGAGGTATCATATGTTACAAGATTCTTTCGATCCTAATGTTTTTAAATCGCAATTGTCCAAAAAGAAAAGACTTAATAGTCGTTCTAAAGGAAACTCTTTTGAAAGAAAAGTTTGTTCTTTGCTAAATAATAAATTTAATACAACAGAGTTTGCAAGAACTCCCGGATCTGGGGCATTTGCTACAATGCATAATCTTCCAGATCATATGAAAATGTTTGGGGATCTTATAACTCCATTAAACTTTAAATTTATTATAGAATGTAAAAAAGGCTATAACAAAGCAAATATTTACAGTCTATTTAATAAGAGTTCTGAAGTGTGGGATTTTATAACGAAAGCTGAAAGAGATTCAGTTAGAGCAAAAAAAGATTTTATAATTATTTTTCAGCAAGATAGGCAACCAATAATAATTATTTCTAGAAAAAACATATTCCCCAAACTCTATAATACTATAGGGTTTGAGGAATATGAAATAAATATACTTGATCAAATACTAGAATTAAATGATTCTTTATTTATTAACTAGTTTAAATAATTGATTTTGTATCTTAAAAAATTCTTTAAATAACATTAATTCTTTTTCTATATTTTCTGTCATTGGGATAGAATTTATATCTGGTGTTTGATTTAGTTGTGAAATTACTTGTTTCTTTATTTTAGATGTTAATCCTATGCTATTTTTATTAGTTCCAATATTTAAATCCAAGTACATTCCAGCAAATAAAAATTTAGCTCCTGTTCCAGTTACTTCAATTTTTAAATTTCCAGCCTTTCTAGCTTCTAATAATAAATCAAAAATTTCATTATGCCGTATGACAGAAGTAGACCCATCATCAGCAATAATTGTTTGATACATGTTATCATCTATTGTAGAACCGCTAATTAATGTTTGTTTTATTAAATAATCTTCACAAGCTTTTCTTTTTTTAGCATCAGTAGAGGTTAGTAATTTTTGATATTTGTTAATTAAATCAAATTTATTTATTTTTGTTGCTATTCTACCGAGTAAATTACTTTCATCTATATATTTTCCAGTTTCATCTTTTTTTAATTTAGATGCTTTTTTAATCATCTTAACTATTTCTTTAGCTGATGTGTTTGTTTCTAATGTTCTATCTTTTAATATTTGAGATACTCTTTCTAAAACTTGTTTTGGATCCGCAAAGTCTGGTTTTTTTCCTGTAGTTAAGTTATACTTAGATGTTATTGTTGATTCAATAGCTTCTCTTGTTGTCTTTAAATCATTATGTATTTCTAAAACTGCATCATAAGATGTTTGATCTAACCCCATTTTTTGATCTACTAACTGTAAGAATCCTTCTGCTAATCTATTATCTCCTCCATAATTAGGAGTAAATAATTGATCCATTCTATCCAAACTAGCAATTGATCCTAATGTTATTTCATCTAGTTCTTTATATCTTTTTAGTCCAGAAGAAATTAAATATAATTTAGTGTTATTTGATTTATCTATCAATCCACCAGAAGATAACATTGCTTCAAAATCTTTTTGTTCTTGACAAGACATAGCTCCAGCACATCTAGCTTGCACAGCTTGTTTTAAATTTCCTAAAGTTGTTTCTTGAACTTTTTGGGTTCCTCTTTTCTGTTTAGATAAGTCTGCCATTGCAGCATTTTTATCAGTATAAATAAATTGTCTATCTGGACGATCACCTGTTTTAGCTGTACCGGGATCAGAAGAATTGTATGCACATGATGCATTTGGAAAAAATCTATTTATTACTCTTGATTGATATAACATTTCTCTCGCTATAAATTTTTTCACTTGAACCAAATCATTAACCACTAATGAATCATTTTTAAAAACTTCATTAATAAATGCAGATTCAACATCAGTAGGATCTTCACCTACCAATGCTAATTCATCTGCTATAGTTTTTATTGTAGCTATTTTTTCTTGTAAATAACCTGCTACAAATTGTGAAATTTTTCTTTTTTCTTTTAAATCTGATGTTGAATTATATTTTTTTAAAAGATAATAAAAATCAACTGTAGTCTCAGACAAAGCACCTTTTACTTGGCTTTTTGCTCCGCTATAAATAGTTTCTAATTTTACCCTATTTATTTTTTTACAATTTTGCTTTGCCATTTCTATAAGTTGTTTTTCATACTGACCTATTTTTAAAACAACCCCCTCGGAATTTTCTCCAGAACTAGATTTAAGCAAAAGATGAGGTTCTGCTCCAGCCACATAAAAAATAGAGGATTGGAAAGATTCACACGAAGAATCTTTATTTTTTATAGCAGTATCCACTAACAGATCGTAAGCATCTGCTGCAATATCAACATTTGCATCCTCTAATTTGTCTTTTACATAACCATTTATTTCAGTATTAAATGTTACTTTTGTTGCACGCTGTAATCTTCCATATATCGCAGTATTTGCAGACGAAGTAAATTTTTCTCCTGTGGAAGTTTCTAATCCTGATTTTTTAATATTACAAACTGGGGCATTAGGATTTTCTTTACAAAAGTTTTGTATTTTTTTAAATGCATTAAGGAGGGTATTTTGTGTTACATTTATTAATGGTACAATAGGTTCTTGTTGTACCAATGCTTCAGTAGGCGCGGCTTGTTCTTGTGATGCTTGCTCTTGTTCAGAACCTTGTGATTGTCCCCCTAATAAATTTGCAAACTCAGCAAAGTTCATAGCTCCTGCGGCACCCGCAGCTTCTACAGGTATACCTTTTCCTTTTCTAAAATCAGGAAATCCATTAAAAACTACTTTACCCGCCGACTTACCTTCTACAGCAACCCAAACATAAGAATCAGGTATTTCTTGCACTAATACTTTATTATTTGGAGGTTCTGCACTAGCTGCTGCTTTTGCTCTATTAATATAATCTTCGGCTTTAACTTTTAACTGTGGATTTATTTGAGCAGCCTCTTCGATATAAATTAATTTAAATTTCCTTTTTTTTAGATCATCAAAACTATTTAGTAATTGTTTAAAGTAATCCATATTATATTATAGTTCTAAGGAAAAATACCCAATCTAAAATATTTTAGATTGGGTATTTTTTTAATATTTATTTATTTCACTGAGGCTTTGTGATAGTTCTTATATCCATAGTATCAAAGGAGAACTTAACATCTATGGTATTAACTGTATTTGATTCAGAGTATTTTTGTTCTGCTATTGCATACTCCATAGGAAATACTCCCCAGAAGGTTGTTTCAGATATTGGAGTATTTTGCCCACTTAATTGACGCACTATTATCTTAGAAGTTTTAATTGAAGCAATTGATCTAGCTCCAGTCGCTGGAGTGTAGTATTGTCCAGTTAATGGATTAAAGACTGATTTGATATATTCCCAAAGATGAGCATATTGTGGGATTAATAATTGATTATCGAATGTAATTGATAACCCTTCAAATTTCATCTTTCCGGGATATTTAACAATATCATTTACCCTATGGATTTCAACCATGTCTATTTTTGGTCCATAAGCAGTTACTTTATTAACACCAATCTGTAGATCGCCTTCCTTGTAATCTCCTAGAGCAGGAATATTTCTAAAATCTACTTCAAATTGATATGATCTTATTGCATCAAGTGAAGTAGAAATTTTTAAAGGTGTTGGGCTTTCTGCATTTATCGCGCCACGGTAGTCAGAATAAGTTGCCATATAATCTCCTTATCAACCTATTTGTGCTGATTGATTTGTAAGGTTAAGTTCAAAGACTACGATTTCAGCAGTCTTAGTAGGTTTAATTAAAACCTTGCACCACATTTCATTTCTATCAATTCTTATTGGAGTGTTTGTTGTGGAGTCGCAAACAACTTTGAATTGTGTAATACCTCTTCTTTGAGCAATGTCAGCGAAGAATGGATTGAGTAAGCTTTCAACTCTTGCCCAAGTAAACTCATCATTAGGTTCGAATACAAGTCTTCTTGTTGAAGCCAAGATAACCTTTCTAATGTAAATCATCATTCTTCTGATGTTAACTCTATCCAAGGCTGAAGGATCTCTTTGGGCTGTTCTTTGACCAAAGATTGTTATACCTTGTTGAGCAAAGTTGACAACAGGGTTTATAACATTTCCGCCACTATACATTGTATCTCTATCACCTTGGTTGAGTTTAACTTCAACATCAGTGGGTTTAGTAAGTCTTCCACGGACGAATCCGGCAGGAGCAAACCAAGTTTCTGATACGCTATCAGTGAAAGCCATTTGTCTAGCAGCAAAGATTGTTGGATCATACCAACGATCCTTACCATCGAATGTGCTGAACACTTTCACATGAGGGAAATAGATTGCTGCATAAGAACTATTTATGGCAGCAGTTCTTGATCCAGCAGTGCTAGAAGATTTACCATTGGACCAATCTATAGCATCCTGTACTGTTCCTATTCCATAAGGAGGAGAAACCAACGCAAGGAAGTTTTGGCTTGTTTCAGCTAATGTAACGAGAGCATTTTGAACGCTTTGATTATAGACTCCGGGGATCAAAGCAATACTGATGTTTAGTAAATCATCATCTAAAGCATAGAGTCCAGTCTTAGGTTCTGTAGTAGCATCACCTATGAGAACTGTTGCTTTGCCATCAGTTGATGCTGGAATTCCATTATCACCACCAGCTAAATCGTAAGTACCCTCTACTGCTTTTACGAAGCGAGACTCTATGCAAGCAGCACCTGTAAATGCTCCGGGCTGAGTACCTTTTAGATTATCAAAAGATGCGCCAACCAAACCACTCACTTGGCTTGCAAAGTTATTGAGTTTCGTGACCGTTGCAATGTCTCCATTTTCAGCATACAAGTTTCCTTGGATATACTTAGATGTAGCATTAGTTGCCCCAGTATTAATTACATCTTCTAGGAATGCTCCACTTGCAAATAGTGATGCTTTAAAGTTTTCAGCTACAGCACCATTCTCATTAATATCTACAGCAAAGTTACCAGCACCCAAACCTCTAATGGTAATTGAGTTTCCACTAGTATCCCCATCAACAGTAGTTCCTGCATTGTAGCCTGCTCCGGGATATAAAGTCTCAACTAAGTAAGTTAATCCGCTAGCAGTCAACGCATCAAATGTTGCACCATAAACAGTTATGGATGATACTCCAGTTCCAGATGCTCCGAAACTAGTTGATCCAGTAGAGTGTCTAACAGGGAATAGAACCGCAGCCCCTGCCGTTCTTGCAGAAGAAGTCCAAGAAGTAACACTCAAAGAAGCTCCAGATCCTGCAAAAGACCCAACTAAAGCTCCAGATAATCCTAATCCAGTATCTGAATTGTTATCAAAAACACCAACAGCGTCCGCATCTAAAGAACCACCTATTACTTTCTTTAATGCTCTAGCTTGGCAAGCACCGGGATCTCCAGCAGTTAAAGTGCCTGATGGTATATTAAATTGTTTAGCAGAAGCAAATTGTTCTATACCAGCATTATTTTTTACTTGAATATCCAAGTAAATATTTTGTGTTAATCCATATTGATTACCAGAAACAATTACGGCTGGGCAAGCTCCAAAAGTAACTGCGACAGAAGCTTCCACTGCTGAAGCTGCTGCTGCTCTAACGAAATACATTGAGTTTGTTGTCTCCAGTATTTCTAATGAGCCTTCTAATCCTTGTCCATAGATGTCTTCACTTGGAGGGCCGAAAGTGTCTATTAATTGATTCTGGCTTGTTATTAATGTAGCTTCGTTTACTGGTCCTTTGGAGGCGAATCCAACAACACCAACTACGGAACTATTCAGAGATGGCGTGTACTCTGAAAGATCTTTTTCTATGACATATACACCGGGGCTAACAAAGTTTGGCATAATTATCTCCTATCAAGCGTTAACTATTTTGAGTATTCTTTTTTTTGCTAAATTTAATACTTGTTCGGTGATGTAATGGTCAGGAACAACTACACCTTCTCCGGGTTTTAACCATCTTTCATCACAACCTTTTTCAGTTGAGAAGAATATGGTAAATGATTGCAAGCTTGTGTTTTTTACTAGTTTCATAATTAACTCTCCTGATTATGTACTCTAATACAAATTATTTTTAGAAATATTTTTTTAAAATTCTAAATTTAATCTTTCTATAGCTCCATTTGAGGTTAAAATAAACTTAGGATTATTTAAATATGTTGATACTGTTACTGTATAACTTCTTTTTATTATCCTATCATCTTTATCTTCTGCTTGTAAATCTTGAGCAGTAGAACCATCCTCACCTAAATAAGCCTTTACTAGATTATGCCCGGGAATACTTAAATCAGCATCTGGATTAAATTTTAATCTAATTTGTTCTACTATTTGATCTAAGTCTGATTTATACTTACACCAAACATTAACATTGTAAGTTATTTCTACTGGAACTGGGGCTAAACTTAATATACGAATCGCTCTATTTTTTACAGGGTCATACTTAGTTTCATGTATTAATAAGGTTTTGTACCTAGATCTAGCACTATCTAAGGCTGATTTTTCTTGGGATACAGAAACTATGGGTAATATAATATTATTCTCTTGTTGTATTTTTGCTATGGCTCTTTCTGGATTTGCATAAATACATTTAACATTAACTATATTATTTTCATCATTGATGCAAACCAAGTCAGAGAAAAAGTTAATTATAGATCTTAATAATTCTTTGTATATTCCTGATATGGTCGATTCTTTTTTTGTTATTTTTAGTATCTCATTTCTAATATAAGATTCTCTAGTTAAATAACTATCACTTCTACTACTTAAAGAACCTATCTCAGTTTGTCCAAGTATAGATTCATTGCGTAAAATAATTTCAATTCCTGAAGTACTCATTCGTGGCTGTAACCTCCTAATGGATCAGAAATTTTATTTAAAGGTGTATCAACTGTTTCAGTATTATCCCTCAGTAATTTAGCATTACAAACTAAGTGATAAACTCCGTAAGCCTCAAAAGAATCTTCAACTACTTGGAAGATTTGATATTTTTGATTTTGGAACAAAGGTTTAATTACATCTCCGGGAATTACTGATCTACCTAATTTTCTTTCAATATAAGATTTATTAAAAGTAAATATTTGATTACTGTTTAATTCTACACCAAAATTAGTTAAATTTTCATTAAGTGCTTCTGGTTCGTAATGGCCGTGAACTAGTATTGGAATCTTTGACAATGGTTTATTTCTGGATTCCATATAAACAGGATCAAAATCAACTGATTGATTATACTTGTAGAAGTGCATTTTACTTCCACCTAATTTGATTAATTCATCATCTACTAAATTAAATAAGTTGGTATCTGGATTGTTTTGATCAAATAAACTTAACTCCGATTCTTCCGAGTCTATATCTGGAAGTTCTGGGAGTTTAGTAGTAATTTTGAAATTATCTTTTTTATTTGTCATTTATCAGCAGTTCCATTTTCTTAATGCTTTATTTATTCTGCTGTTTGGATCATTAGCAGTTTTACTAGAAGTTAATCTTTTTTTCATTCCACCCATTCTAGCACAAAATGATTTTCTTCTCTTGGCAGATTTAGAACCCTTTTTTAATTTTGAAGGTTTTGTTGTCACAGCCATAGAAAGTTTTGATCCCGGATTAGCAGCACGGTAGGAAGCTATTCCTTTTTTATTTAATCCACCCTCTGGATTTTTTCCTTCGCTTCTTTGCCAAGCAGGTGTACCTTCTATTAACTGCATAAAAAAGTTAGAATATATTTCAATTGAGTCATTCATTTTCTTTTTTCCCTTTGCAAAAGTTGCTACATTTGTTGGTTTAGGACCTGTATTCCCCGCTGCTCTTTTTCTTTTTACTGCTGATTTTCTTTGACCTTTAGACATGGAATGTGCTTTTGCTAAAGGCACGCATTTAGGATACCCTTTACGCTTCTCCCCTTCTTGCCTTCCGCATGGCTTGAACCCACCACCTTTTTTAGGTGCTCCGATGTCAACCCATTTTTCAGCAACCCATTTTCTCAAGTCTTCATTTATATTCATTTTTTCTTACCCCCGGGTTTAACCTTCCCCGAGCAAACTGCTGAAGCGTACATGTTTGCGTATGCAGAAGGGTAAACATCAAACTTGCGTTTAGCAGCAGCCTTACCTTTAGCACAAAGTTTTTCTATTAGTTGAGTTCCGTAATATTCTGTTGATGAATCTTGTCTAGATTTCTTTTTTCCAAAAGGACCTTTAGGACCTAAAACAGGCCCACCTTCTTTTGGGGAGCGACTCGTTATTGGAGGTTTTGGTCTGGGCAAATCTTTTGGTTTTGGTTTTTCACCTTTTGGACCCATCGCAGCTTTTCTTACTTCTTTCCAAAATGGACTTACTTCATTTTCCTCATTTAGCAACTTCCCTGCTAACTCAACTGATTCTCTGGCTTTAGATAAAGCTATTGCTACAGCTTGCTTCTGAGCTTTCTTAGAGCTTGCAGGTTTGCTTGTACCAATAGTTCCTTTCTTCTTATATTTTTTCATCATCTCTTTGATGTTACTACTAACTACTTTTTTACTTGATCCTGATTTTAAAGGCATATATCACCATACTGTAAATGTTGGGGGTTCTTCGAATTCGCTACGAAGTTCTTCTTCCAAAGTTTGTTTTTCTTGTTGGCTTGCTTGTAACAAAGCAGTACCATTCAAATTAGCTCCTCCACCGGGAGATGGAATTGAGTTATACTTTCCTCTTATTTCCCCAAGTATACCTTTGGCTATTGCTAATGCATATTTTTGTATCCAATTTCTATACGCAGGGTGTATTGTGTTTGTATCAATTGCTCTAAACTCTAAAATAACTTTTTCTCCATTTATTACTGGAGCAGGATATATTTGCAATAGATTACCGTTTATTAAATCAAATGCACCTTCTTGACCTAAAACTTTTTTTGCTAGTTCTAAGTGTGATTGCATCAAATAAAAATCTCCGATTCTAAAATCACCATAAATAAAATTATCTTGGAAATATTTTATAAAAAAATCAAATTCCAAATCATGTGTTGCTTGTTGTAGTGTTAGTAATGTTTTTCTATGAACAACATAAGTTAGATTATGTGCTATGTGTGGAGGAAGGATGTATTGATTTATTCCAGCAGATGCCTCAAATGCTGCAAACTGCCTGTTCCAAAAAGGTGCATGGTAAGAAAACTTATTTATAGATTCTTCTATGGAACTTTTTAATTGAAAAGAACTTAACTCTACTCTTACAACAGGATGCCCTAATCTAGCTAAGATGTAATCTCTTATAGATAATTCAAATCTGTTAAATTCAACACCATCTTGTAGAAGTCCTGTATTAAGTTCTTCAGTTTTTATTTCGCCATTGGTTATAGTATCTGTTAGTAACCTACCTCCATAGGTTCCAAAAGAATCACCGTAACCCAATATCTTTGGCTTGGCTATCACTGGTGTTGACATCTTCTACAACTCTTTTCTTTTTTAAGTCTATGTTTATTTTAGGCTCTAAAATTAATTCTATAAAAGGTGAGTCCACTTGATGAGAAGCTTCAAAAAATTCTCCCGGTCTAATTTCAACTATTTTATTATTTATACTTAATAATTGATTCCATTTACATTTAGATCTATATTTAAACATAAAACTCCCTAATATATATAGGTAAGAAAAAAGAGGCAAGGAGTTTTATTTCCTTGCCTCTTTTAATTTAGTTATTTAAATCAGAGAGTATTACCCCACTTCTTAGTTACCGCAACGAAGGGGTAAGTAAGGAAGTTGAGTGAGGGGCCTACGATTCTAATTACACGGTAGAATCTTGTGTTAGGCTCGATAGAAACCTTACCATAACGGGTGAGGATACCCTTTCTTGGTTGGAAGCTATCGGGATCAGTTACTGTTGGCAACTGTTGTAGTGGGATATAAGGAGCATAGATGTAACCAGCATCCATGGCGTTTGAACCCTTATAACCAACCATTATCTCGTCATCTGGGAACATTGGATCTACATAGAGATCGTAACGACCCATGAACTTGCCTCTAAATTGAATTGAGTTATTGGTGATATTGGTAGGACCATCTTCTCTAGCAATTCCACCTTCCAACTTAGCAGCACTCTCAAGTAGTGATGCAACAACAGGTGAAGTTAGCAACCAACTACCGGGACCACGCATTGTAGTCTTGTAGATGTCTTGAGCAGCAAAGTTAATTACTGCCAATAGGTTTGCATAAACTTCTCCGAGGTGACGGGGATTAAGTGTGCCAGTGAAAGCACCAAAGTCTACTACAAAAACATTTCTGTTGCTTGGTAGTGCGCCAAACTGATTAGCTGTGGCCGTAGCATTCAATCCAGTGAAATCATATGTAAACTGTCCGGGAACAAAAGTTCCTGTTGCACCAGTATCTCTGTTAGCAAGACCATCAAAAGTACCAAAGTTTAGATAGCTGCTATCCATATTTTGTAATGAAGCACCACCTAGCTTTGTAGTTGCATCATTACGGTCAAATCCATAAGCAATCATACGCAAATCTTCGATTAGCTCACGGTCTATCTCCAACTGTAGTTCTTTTGAAAGAAGATCAGTTAATTCTCTTTCAAGATCTAGGTTGTGGTAAGCCTTGAGGTCTTGGGATGCTTCAAGAGTCCACAATGCACGCATCTTACGAGTACGAGCAATGACAGCCTCTTGTTCAATGTGCATGGTTAGTTCAGGAATACCTGTACCATTTAGACGCTCACCTGCACTCATTACCCATCCGTAAGTTGCGGATGCAGTTGGGAATGCAGCAATCTTACCGCCCATTGTGCCTGAAGGAGCACCATTACCAAAAATTGCTGAAGCTGAGTTTGTTTGTAACACATTTGATAGGTCGAAACCAGTTACAGCAACATCACCATCAAGACCAGTGCCTGTTCCAGCAGTTGATCCTGTGTAGAATGTACCAACTTCTCCAGCATTTACAGAGTTTCCAGAAGTTGAACCGATTGGGTTTGAGGTCAAACCACGGTAGGTCATGTTAAACTTGCTGTAAACAGTCTGAGCTTCATTTGTACCATACTTACGGCTGTGACCTAAGTAGAATACTTGGCTGACTGGAGCTTGCATTGGCTGAACGCCCACGAAGTTCTTAGCAATTAGCTCAGGGAACACTCTTCTTACGAGTGGGAAAGCAAACTTAGCGAAGGTTCCTAGGTGACCAGTTGTGGTGGTTCCTGTTGAAATATCTTCACGAAGTTTGTCTTCTACTATAGCCTTAGCTTGGTTTTCTAGAAGTTGGGCTGTTACTCTACGGTCGTAGTCGTTATTAATGCCTTCAAGTACAGGCCCCCACTTCTGCGTTAATTTTTCATCATGAATATACATTGAGTCCATTTTTTAAATCCTAATCAACGAGAAAAAGGCATTAATTTCATAGCCTCTGGGGATAAGAACGGGTTACCTACCTGTTCTCTAATAGAGACTGGTTTTTCTGATTCAGAAATAAGTACAGCCTTCTCAGAAGAAACAAATTCTTCATCTCTAGAGGCTTCTAAATTTCTCACATTTTCAACCAATCTCATTCTGTCCTTTTCAAGCTTTCTCGTCTTTTGCTCGGAAAGGTTTACTTTGCTAGATAGAACTTTAATTGTATTTTGTAATTTTTCATTCTCTAGAACTAGCTTGTTAATTTGCTCAGATAGAACATCAACTTCCTCTTGTAGTTCGGAGGATTGCTCTTTCATCTCATTAACAACGCTCTTTTCATCTTCTTCAGAAAGTTCTAGAGTCATCAAAGTTCTAACGGATTCAAATAGTTTTGCGTTTCTGAAAACTTCGTTTTCTTCTGCTAACTCAGTAATAGCTTGTTCCTTTAATTGATCTATTTTTGTTCTTAAGAAAGCATTAACTTTTGCTTCTAATAAACTAATTTTAGATTCAACTTGTTCATTTATTACTGAATCAACTAGGGTAAATATTTTTTCTACTGTGGATTCATCTAATCCTTCAGGTAAAATCTCTGCTATATTTGTTAACTTTTTATCCATGGAAAATGCTCCTAGCTTTAAATAGATACTATCTATGTTATAATTTTTTAATTTTTTTTAAAAAATGTATTAGTTAGTATTAACTCCGGTTTAATAAATACTTTTCAAATTTTAAAGTCTTCTTTTTAGACGGTTAACTAAGTTATTAAAGGCCCCACTTTCTGCTATTAATTTTCCTATACCTATGTAAGCCTTAGATGAAGTTTCCATTTTTGCCTTCATTGCAGCTTCTTTTTCGGCTTTCATGCGTGCGCGGTCTGCCTTCAATATGACAGCCAATTCATCTCTTGTACCTTGATCCTCTAATCCTGCCTGTCTAGATGACAACCCTCTTCCCATTCCTGCTAATCCAGATGCTATTCGGGTTGCCTTAGCATCCATAGCATCTCTAGAGGCTCCTTTTATTTTTGGATTTTTTAACTTCCTGTTATAAGAGGCTCCTCTAGCGGCTCTAATCGTTGCTAACGCCCCCCCTAAAGTTCTTTGATTTCCACCCTTGTCAAAAGTTTCTTTAGGTGTTGGGGGTGCTTCTGGGGTAGGTGTTGGGGGTGCTTCTGGGGTAGGTGTTGGGGTAGGACGGGGAGTATCAAATATAGGTTTTCCTGCATATCCAGCGTCAAAACCTTTTTTAGCTGCACCATAAATACCTCCTAGACTCTGCCCTATTTTACCAAATAATCCGGGTTTTTTAGGTGCTACTGCTGTGGCTGCTGGTGCTGCTGCTGGTGCTCCAGCAGGAGGGTCTGCAAAAAATGCTTGCCCTGCACGCTTGACTCTACCTTTTAAGCTTTCAAAAGCTTCATCAATATTCTCATTTTCTTCACTTAATTTTTTTTTTAAAAAAGCTAACTTTTGCATCTTTTTTAGATTTGTTTTAGCTTGCTTCTTGCCCTTACCTTTAATAGATTTTTTACCTTTTCTCTTTCTTAGCATAGCTAAATCAGAACCTTCAATTTGACCATCACGATCAACATCTAAGTTTTTTTGTTTACCAATCAGTTTTGCTTCATTATATTGTGAGTAAGCTTCATCAAATCTTGCTTTAAGAATCTTTACTAAATTAGATTCTTTTTCTAACTTTTGTTTAGATTCATTTATAAACTTAGATTTCTTTGATTCAGTTAATTCTGGATAGGCTCCTCGTGTTGAAGGGTCAGCAACCAAATCAAATGTAATTAAATTAAAGTCTTCATTGACTATCTTCTTACCTTCTGAGTTTTCTGATAAAGTCCCCATTCCTCTCGATGATATACCTATTTTTACACCACCATTAATTAAGGCTCTAGCAGTAAGACCAGCAGGAGTATTTAAAATTTCTGCTTCTCCAATAACCTCATTACCCTTCATTTCTAGCTTGGTTATTAGGTGTGATGCATTAGATAACTTAACAGTATCATTAGTAGGGTGGTCTAATTCTCCACAAAGTCTTCTGCCTTCAATCAAAGGTTGAAGTTTATCTAGTTGTTTATTTAAAACATTTTGGGGATAAATTCTACCATTGCTATTAGATTCTTCAGCCCTTTGGAATACCCCACGAACGCGCATGGTCTTCCCTTCAGAACCTTCGTTTATTATTTGTAATCTCTCAATTAAAAATACATCAGTTAATAGCATATTATTTTACTCCGAATTTCTTTTTCAAACTTCTACTTCCATATTTAGAAGCTAATTTTTTATTTCCTTCACCATATCTTAATTTTGTTCGTACAGAATGTTTTTTTATTGAATTAAAACTAGAATCAGGTGTGGAACTTCCGGGACTAAACCCTTTTGCGATTTTACCTCGACCACTCTTAGCACCCCATTTTCCCTTAGATACTACATATAATCTATTTGCAGCTTTAGTACTAAAAATGTCTCCATAATTAGCTTGGTCTAAAGCTTGTTTTATACTCCCATAAGTAGTAACTCTAGCTTTTGTTGGTAAGTGTTTTTCTTTTTTAGTACCTTCCCTAGATGTATAATAAGATCTACCCGCCTCTGATCCACGGGCTTCAAATATCATTTTTATTTCATCTAGAATTTCAACTAAATTCATTTCTTACCTTTAAATTTCTTTAATTTTTGAGCAAAAATTAAAACAGCATCTGAAGATTTTTTATTTCTTCCAGATGGCTCTGCTACTTTAGGTCCACTCATTGAACATCCACAACATCCACCAGTAGTCATTTCAAGAAGTTGTTTAACATCTTCTAATAAAGTAATTAATTTATCTGCTTTTTCTTCAGTTATTAAATTTACTTGTTGTTTGTTTTCTACTATGCTTTGTTTAGGTTTAATATCTGGTTTTTTTGTTTGTATTTTTTTTCCTAATACTTGGGACATAAACTCTTCTGGAACTACCGTTTCAGAAATATCGAGTTGCTTTTCAACTTCAGGAGTTTTAGTTACAAACTTTTTAGCTTTTTGCGGAGTAGTCATTTCATTCATTATCAACTGCTCCGCAAAAGAACCTATGCTAAATCCAGATTGTTTTAAAGTAGTCATAGAATAATCTAAAAATTTATATAGCAGCCAAGTTTTTTATACTTGACTGCTTAAAAATCAGCAAGACTTCTTGCCCTTCATAGGCATTTTCATTTTGCCTTTTGCAGGCTTCTTAGACATCTTAGCTTTTTTTCCGGCTGGGGTAGAGGATCCATATCCACCCATATCGCCTTCTTCAACTACATCATCAGACTCTTCTTCATCATACTCATCATCCGAAATCTCATCGTCTGAATCTTCTTCGGAATCCTCATCTAGCATCTCTTCTGATTCCAAAAGAACTTCGTTTACACATTCAGCTATGATTGATTCTAAATCTTCTTCACTTTCATTGATGCTGCTAAGACGATCTAAAACATTAGCTATTATATGTAAATGCTCTAGAACTCTTTCTTCATCTATGGCTTCAGGTAGGAGGGAAGTGCAAAGTGGGCAAACATGAGTTTCCCCTTCTTCAACAACTTCTTGCTCTTCTGAATCTTGGATTTGCTCGTAACCTTGAGCATCAACAGCTTCTTTGAGGCTTTGTTGGCCCTTTTCAGCCTTGCCCTCATTTACATTTAGGCCAATTTTTCCCCAAGCGGCTGACTCAAGGAGCTTATTACGAAAATCATCATTTAAATTAATATGTTGCATGGCTTATCTCCATTAAAAAATGTAAGCTCTAAACTTATGTAGCATCCTTCTTTAAAATAATATAATTTTTTATTTTTTTAGTATGCTTTTACATTTAACCCGTTATTGGTATATAAACTATCTGATTCAGAATGAGGTGAAGACCCATGCTCGGGTAATCCATCCTCTTCAACTACTATAGGAATATTATTAATAAATACTTTACTAATATTATTTGGATTTTTAATTATTGCAGGATAAGTAGCAGTCGGGTGAGGTTTAGTTTCATCCCCTTCAACTACAACTAACTTTTCACTTATAAAAACATTATTTTGATTTTGTACCAGTTGTTCAGCCCCACAGGTAGTTCGATCAGTTTGGACTATTAAAGAAAAAGGCATATTATTGTAATGGTTTTATTTGTTTAATTGCTGAAGTTAATATCTTAGCAGGCTCAGTTTGTGTTGGCGGTTCTATGTATTGACCACTATTCATTGATCTAAGCTGTGGGTAAGAATCTTCAGTTGCTGCTGCTCTTCTTTTTAATAAAGCAGTTTTATTTAAATAAGCATCCCCAGAGTATTTAGTAACTTCATATATTTGAATATTATCTACAGCACCAGATTTTATTCTTTCAAATATCGTCTTATTAGCTGGAGATGATATAAATTTATTAAAGTCTGTAAAAGGTAGTCTAGAGAAAACATCGAAGGTTGTTAAACCTCTATCTAAAACATAATTAGAATTTAATTCACTTATAATTTCTTTAATTTTTCTTAGTGGTGTTTTTGGTCTAACTGTAGATTTATTTTCATCTTTATAACCTGACCTAAAGAAAGTGCTACTTGGATCAAAAATAACTTTTCTTGCATCTAGCTCATATTCACCTATGACATTAGGATCAGGGTAAGTAGTCGTTAGATCCACAAATTTTGTAGTCGTAATATTGGCATCATATTCGCTCTTGTCAATACTTAGTTCGTAAATTAATTCTCTAATATTAGTTCCGTTAGTTTGGAATTGAATAAGTTCTGATTGTATATCAAATGGATTATTCTCTTCCTTATTAGTTGGGAATAATAAAATATACCAAGGTAATTGCCGTACTAGTAATGGAACATTTTTATTTGTTTTTCTTGCATGTCCGTCAAATCGGATATCTTGTTGCTGTAAATAAATGTGACCAGATGACACTACATAATCAATAAAAACATCATCAGGGTGTACTGGGAACATGTAATGATTTGCTTTAAATTTTACATATTCATTAATAGCACTTAAATCTTGTTCAGTACTTATGGAGCAAAGATCATATCTGGCTTTTGTAGTATCAATATATTCAGTAGTTCTAATTGTTTCTACAGTCTCTGTTTTTAATTTTAAGAAATAAACATTTTCCCGTTCACCACTTAAAGAATAGTTATATTCTAGGTTAGATGTGTAAGGTGAGGATACTGTTAAAATTATAGAAGAATCACCATTCAATAATTCTAAAGCAATCATCTTATCTATATCACGAATTAAATAAGCATGATCCTTTTCTGTATCTAAATAAATTCTTCTTTGATTTACGCCAAGACCAACTTCAATATAATCTCCATCGGAAATTTTTAAATTTGCTCTACCAATTACAATATCATCATCATTAATATAATATTTTCTAGGTTGACCATCAACCTCTACTGTTAATGATTTTTCTAAATCACTTGCTAGAACTTTTATCAGTGGAGTTATTTTAGCAGTTCTTCCTGTTGATTTAGTTTCATCTAGAGGAATTAAATTATTTTCTAAATATGCAAAAGCTTTTAAAGTATTTGCTACTTGATCTTGAGTTTTTTCAGGTACAATTGTTTTTGCAGTTCGATTCTCAGCTAACTTTCTATAATAAGAAATATCAAAAGTTTCTATGGTTCCATTAATTAACTTCCTACGAATCACATCTAAGAAATAATCCTTACCTATTAAATTACCTAACTGATCCGTAATGTTTTCAAATATTCTTATTACACTTGGTTTTAAGCTTTTTTCTATATTATAAATTGTTAAATCCGAAGAGTAATAAGATCTCCAATCTTCAGATGTATTATTTTTATCTAAATAATAAGCAATAGATTCGTGAATTGTGTTAGAAAATAAATTAGTTAGTTTAAAATTATAAACAACTGCTTCGTTGTAGTCTGTAGTTGGGGGTACATAAACTGCAACTGCGGGGTCTAGATTAACTACTCCAGCTCCAGCATTTTCTGGTAATTCATAGAATGGTCTAGTTCCAACATTTATATCAGCAGGGTTTTGATTTGAAGGATTATTATTTCCTGTAAAAATAACTTCACCGACAGTATCCGCGTCTGGTAATCTTTCATTAAAAATAGGTCCATTATCATCTGCCCCACCATCATCTAAAATTACAGGCTCTGTTTGAATACCCGCTCCAACAGAAGTTGAATTTACAGGTCCATCATTATTACAATAATTTCTACATGATTGGAAAGTTAAATGATATTCTGGTCCTTGAGCTTGTGTAGGAGTTGCAATAGTGGATATACAAGCATTGTTTACACATTTAAAATAATTTCTAACTTGAGTAGGGTCTGAAATTATTCCACCCCCTGATTCTCTTTGAGAAAGACCTCCTAAAACCTGTCTAGATAATCTATCTACTTCAGCAGTATTAGATTGGCAACGCAATCGACACTCAGTTAAAGTTGTAAAATATCCTTGAGCTTGCGCGAAACTTAAAGTAGTAGTCATACCAGCACAAGTTCCAGTACTCTTATTACATTTAAAGAAAGTTGATATTGGGTCAGGTCTATCTCCAGCCGTGGATAAAGTATCACCTTCTTGTCTAGCTCTACAATCTGATTCACATTGTGCCAAACTTCCGTATGTCCCAGCAGTTTGGTTTTGTGGTACTGTTAATTGTCTACATTTACCATTGATTGTATTACAAGAATATCTTTGCACTAAAGGAACTGGTCCTCCAGTAGTTGAGGGTCCATCTATTGGTGTTGTTCTAGGTCTTGAACAAACGGCTTCACAAGCTTGTAAATTTTCAAATGCCCCGGGTGGTTTTGAAGTTGCTCGGCGCTCTACGCAGCCCCCAATTAAAATAGTCCCTCCTGTGGATGCGTTTTCTCTTATACATACATAATAAGTTTTTACTTGAGGAATTGGAGTTCCTCCAGTTTCGCCCAAAGGTCTAGGTTCTTCAGGACATACTGGTTCACCTAACTTTCTTTCACATGGTGAACCATCATTGGCAGCGCAATTACTATAAGGTGCAGAATTTACAACTAAACCTGCTGGTAAAACAGAAGCACATTCAGGAAAAGTTCCATCAGGTCTTCTGTTTACCTGCGTTAATTTACATTCTCTATTGTAGATAATTGCACACCTACAACCTGCTCCGAATTGAGGGCAGGGAATAGTTCCTGTGGATGGAGTTTGAATACAAAATCTACAGGTTTTTGTTATAGTGGTAGTACCCCCAGTTTCACTTGGCCCGGGTCCGGGAGTTGCTGGTCCGGGTCCTGTTGGACCTCCGGGTGTGCTTGGTCCGGGACCGGGAGTTAAAGGACCAACTCGTTCCCTATCTCCACAATCTTCTTCTATTTCATCTCTACATAATGCTTGGCATGTTGCTAAAGCATTAGGTTCACATCCATAGAATCCGGGTCCGGGTCCAGTAGTTGGCGGGTAAACACACCTACCTAAATCACGATCAAATGTACCTTGTTGGATTGAATGTACGCGACATTCTCTATCTTGCCTTATCCTACATCTACATAATGGATTATTAGGGGGTGTACAAGGAAACCATCCAGTTGTTGGGTTGCCAGTATTTACACAATGATAACAAGTTCTTGGTGGACAAATTTGATCAGTAGGGCCTCTAGTAGAAGGTCCGGGTCCTGCGGGGCCGGGAGTTGATGGTCCGGGTCCTATTGGAACGGGAGTCGCAGGCCCAGTTGTTTCTCCGGGGCATATTGGAGGACCTATGACATCAGCACACCATGGAGCATTACAGGCTTCAGTACTATTCAAAGAATAACCTAGTAATCTGTCTCCATTAGGGCATAATCCACCGAAGGTTATAGGGGGGCATTGTTCATTAATAGCAACGGTGCCACCATTATATATTTGACAATTTGCTGATTGAAGTAATGGGCAAGTACATCCCGGTCCATATTGTGGACAAGGAACCCGTTGCTCATTTTCCTCTTTTATACAACATAAATAATATAAGCAAGGTTGTTCTGGACAAACAATCTGTACCCCGTCTCTACAAACTGAAGCACAAGCAGGTTCCGATTGAAACTCATTTACAGGGCAGTTAGTTGCCCCGGGCAAATCTGGAACCCAAGTTTCTTTTCTTTCACAAAACCGATCTGTAATTAATCTACATCGACATGGGCCATTTGATACTGGAGTGCCATCTCTTGCACAACTAAATCCTTCTGGATCAGTTGCAGGACGCTCTTTACATACCCAGCAAACTCTTAGAATTAATCTAGTTGGTGGTCTATCCCTAATAGGTCCTTTAGGTCCCCAAGGTTCACCATCCCGTCTTCTTCTCCTAGGATGCCTTTTAGGAGTGACTGGAGGCTCTCTATCTCTACGGTTTCCGGGTCCTTGACCGGGATAAAATTTACCGCACTCAAAGGATGGTGTTTCAGTCACTTATCATGCTCCGTTAAGTGAAATTAATGGATTGGATGAATTTAAATTGGCATAGTGATATGATGCACTATTTTGAGATATACCAACCATTCTCCATTTAATTGTTGGGTATGTGCATTTTCCTACTTTAACATTTCCTAAAAATCCTGCGCCACATGTTGGTACGGCAGTTGGTTCAGAATACAATATATCTCTTACTGGAACAAGAAAAGATGCAAATCTTTGGCTGTCTCTATTTCTATGAGGAAGTAAATCTTGTGTAACCCCTGTATTTTTCATATGATCTACTGTCACAAAGCCAACATAAATTGTAAATTCATTAAATCCTTTTTCAACCCAGATTCCTGTATAGCCAGCTAAATCTTGTGAATTAGGATTATTCAATCCAGATCCTCTATATGTTAACCCTATGCTATTTAAAAATTCTGCGTCAACATGATAATCTAACATCCAAGAAGGTCTATTAAATAGAATTCTTTTTGAAATGTACATAAAATTAACTTTATGTTGACCCATTTCATTATCACCACTACCTGTTTGAGATATTTCTGTATTTGTAAAATTATTTACTCTATTTGGAACTCCTCCTGCTAAAGTTGTTCCTGCTGAATTTACAGCCTCCCTATAGCTTCCAGATTTTATGAATAAATCTGCTCCATTTAAATTTGAAGGCGTTGCTTGGTGAGATATTACTGGAGTTATTCTATCGTTTGGATAAACTCCTTTGTTTTCAAAAGTACCATCTAAACACCATCTAGAAATATCCCAGTCTGGGTAAGTTGGAAAATCTAAAAGACCAGTATCGAAATTACCATATCCATATCTTGATTGGATATAATTTCTAATATAAACATCCGAATCATTAGTAGGTTCATTATCGCTAGCAAACTTTTGTTTGTAATAATGGAACAATGCCCCCTCTGTTCCATAATTTAATCCACCAAAAACATAACCTGTGGCTAAAAGTTTACCATTATTTAAATCTTGAACTTGTGTAGAAGTTTGTATTTCAGAAATTTTAGTGGTTACAAATTCTGTAACTCTCTTTAATTCTTTATCTAAAACACTCTTACCAACAACTGGATTAGCTAATGATATTTGTGGGACTGCTGCTGCTAATCCCGCTCTTTCATTATAAGTAAGTTCTGTTGTT